TCATCTTCGCGTTGTTCCGTTCAAGCATCGACACCATACAAACGCACCTGACAAATAAGAACATCCCCAACGAGTGCATACACGGCGGTGTCACACCGAACAAACGTTCAGACATCATCCACAGATTCCAGCACGAGCCAGAGCCGCGTGTGCTGGTCATGCAGCCACAAGCTACGGCGCACGGGATTACCCTGACAGCCGCTGACACCGTGGTGTTCTTTGGGCCACTGATGAGCGTGGAGCAGTACACACAATGTATTGCACGGGCAGATCGCAAGGGTCAGAACTCAGACAAAGTTACTGTTATCCACATTCAAGGCTCGCCGATTGAAAAGAAAATGTTCAAAGCACTGGAAGGGAAAGTGAGCGATAACTTACTTTTGACCCAGATGTTTGAGATAGAAATAAATTCTTGAAAGGAGTTGCAAACCAGAATTTACTGTGTACACTGTCCAACCTTAGACAAACAAAACAGGAGAAGCAAATGGACGAACAACAAGTCCCGTTCGATAAATTGGTGAAGGTCTACCGCAAGATGAAGCTGGAGATCGACACGCTGACACAAGAGTACGACACCAAGGTGGAGCAACTCAAAGCGCAACAAGATGAAATCAAGTTCGCTATCAAAGACCAGATGAAGGCACTGGGTGTCTCATCCGTAAAGAGTCCCTTCGGGACTGTATCCATGATGACGAAGACGCGTTACAACACGCAGGACTGGTCGTCGTTTAAGGAGTTCATCCTTGAGCACGGCGTAGTCGATCTGCTGGAGAAGCGCATCGCTCAAACCAACATGGCTACCTTCCTTGAAGAGAACCCGGGGGTTGTACCTCCGGGATTAAATTCAAACACTGAGTTTGAAATCCGTATCACCAAACCAACCAAGTGAGTTTTATATGTCAAACATAACGCTTTTCTCCCCCGCAAACGTACCTGCATTCGCTCGTAACAACGAACTGTCCGACACCGCCAAAGCCCTCACAGGTGGCGGCGTATCCAACACCAAGCGCATCTCTATCAAAGGCGGCGTGTTCCGTCTGGTAGCTGGTGGCAAGGAAGTTGCCGCGATTGATGACCGCCATCTGGAGATCATCATTGTGAAAGCTGCCCCCAAGGTCAGCCGCATCTTCTACGTTGCCTCCTACGATGCCGACAACATCACCGGCCCTGACTGCTGGAGCAACGATGGCGAACGCCCTGACGCTTCTGCACAGAACAAGCAAGCCGATACCTGCATGACCTGCCCGAAGAACATCGCGGGTTCTGGCCAAGGTAATAGCCGTGCTTGCCGTTACCAACAGCGCCTTGCTGTTGTGCTGGCCAACAACCCATCAGGGGATGTGATGCAGTTGACCCTGCCAGCCACTTCGGTGTTTGGTAAGGAAGAAGGTGACAAGCGTCCGTTACAAGCCTATGCACGCTACTTGGCGGTGCAGAATCCTCCGGTCAATCCTGAGCAGATCGTCACCGAGATGCGCTTTGATACTAAGGCCGAGTCTCCCAAGCTGTTCTTCAAACCTACACGCTGGTTGACTGACGACGAGTACGAGATCATCAAGGAGCAAGCCGAGTCCGATGATGCCAAGCGTGCCGTGGTCATGACCGTGGCGCAGAGCGATGGTGTGAAGACCAACGCTCCCAAGATGGATATTCCCGGCAAGCCTGTTGTTACACCTGCCGCAGAAGACGAAGCAACACCTGCTAAAACGACCAAGAAGCCCAAGGCCGCGCCGGTAGCCGATGCTGACGATGAACCCGAAGTCCGCAAGGAAACCGCCAAGCCTTCCGCTGTGCCTGCTCAAAAGAGCAAGCTGGCTGATCTGGTGTCTGATTGGGAAGATGAATGATGCAGAACATAGACACAGAAAACCTTCTAGTTATGTGCGCAACAGTGCTGTTGCTGGCAATCCTGAGTTCTTGCACGGCCAGTAACTTTGACAGGCGCGAGAAGTGGGCACAGGCCGTGAAGAACGGCGCTGACCCAATGGCAGTTACCTGCGCCCTTGGCGGTGCTGATTCACGGGCAGACGATGTAATCTGCTATGCAGTAGCAAACAAACGATAAAGGAGTTTCGGGGGGAAAGCGGATGCTGCGGGATCGCCTTACAGAGAACCCTAGTGGTGCCCCAAAAGCTCTGACGCAGTGCAGCGAGTACCCCCACCCAAACAATCATGGCCTACTCACAAAAAACAATTGACGCAATCATGCGTGCCCCAAAGACTCAAGGAAATCAGCTTGGGCGCTGGGCAGTGCATCTCAACTTCTCAGTTGTGCGTATTGCCAAAGCACTGGGCGTTTCACGCCAGACTGTTTACAACTGGTTTGAAGGTGGCGAGATTTTCGTTGCCTATGAACACCGAGTTGAAACAATGCTCACCTACCTCAAGAATTCCAAAACAGCAGACGAAGCATGGAGAAAAATATGTCAGCACTACGGCCTCGCACCCTGAGTAATTCAGAACTCATCAGATACTTTGCCATCTACGTGGACGACAACCCCGAGGGTGCACCACTGGATTGGCAGATTGAATTGCTGCGCCGTTTCACCGCAGTAGCACCAGAAAAAGAATTCCCCTTGCACGACGAACGTCAACTCGACCTGTTCAAATAACCCAACCGAGGATATACATGAACCCGCTTGAATTTCTAGCGGTTGTTTTGCCGTCCCCGGACAACGGGTTGTACTGTGCGGCAGAGCTAACTACAAAAAAGAAGGAGCACAATTTTGTTGAACATCTGGAGGAATTACCCACAGCCGTAGCCAAGTGGGGCGACAAGAAGGACGTTTACTTTGCGTTGTCCACGTTTGAGAACAAAGGCAAGCGCACAGCCGAGAACGCACGGTTCATCCGGTCGCTATTCATTGACATGGACGGCTACGACACCAAGAAGCAAGCGGCACTGTCGCTCAACGACTTCATGGTCAAGACTGGTTTGGACTTGCTTGGCACCCCGTACATCGTGGACTCAGGCGGCGGCTTGCACTGCTACTGGCCGTTCACACAAGACATAGCTGTCAGCGAATGGAAGCCTGTTGCCGAGAACTTGAAGCGCCTGTGCAAACAGGAAGGCTTGAGTATTGATATGACGGTGACTGCCGATGCTGCCCGAGTACTGCGCTTCCCCGGCACGTTCAACAACAAGGCCAAGTACGCTACGCCGCGCCCAGTGCGCATACTGGCCGAGGGCGACACGTTTGATTTTGAGGACTTGGCCAACCACATTGAGAGCCAACTCAAGTCACTGCCGATGCTTCCGCGCCAGCAGCCCACAACCCTCGCCCTGCCCGGCCAACGACCGGACGCACCCCACACACCCACCACGGTCAAGCTGTTTGAGAACAGCATCACGTTGTTCAAGAACATCTTCAAGAAGACCCGCGATGGCGTAGGCTGTGAGCAGCTTCGGCACTATGCCGAGAACGCATCAGAGGATGGCATGGAACCGCTGTGGCGTGGCTGGTTGAGCATCGCTCAGAAGTGCAACGATGGCGATAAGGCGGCGATCTGGTTGTCTGACCTGCACCCATACCCACACGAGCGCATGCACCAGAAGCTGGCCGAGATCAGGGGGCCGTACCCATGCGTGAAGTTTGACTCAGAGAACCCCGGCATTTGTGACGGGTGTATTCATCGGGGGAAGGTAACCAATCCCTTGGCGCTTGGGCGTAAGACCGCCGTGGTCACCGCCGAAACTGCCATCGAGATTCCAGCAGAGGACGGCCAAGAAGCAAAAAAAGTCCTGCGCCCTGAAGCACCAAAGGGTTATGCGTACGGTGTTCGGGGCGGCGTATTCATGGAAAAGGAAGACACAGACGCAACTGGCAACGTGACCAAACGGCAGATCATGCTGCTGCCATACGACTTGTTCCCTGTGGACATCCTGTCAAGAGAAGGTGAACATCTTGTGCATATGTTGGCCGTGCGTGGGTACAAGACTGTGGACATTTCCTTTCCACAGAAAGCCGTAGTCAGCAAAGATGAAACCATCAAGGCGCTGGCCCAGCAGAACATCATGGCCAGCTTTGGCTCCGGCAACGACAAGAACCTGTACGACTACGTGCGTGCCTGTGCGGAGAAGATGAGCAGCGAGAAGCGCCCGATTGATGTGCCGTCCAGCTACGGCTGGCAACCCAACGACACCTACGTGTTTGGCGGTAAGATTTATGCGGCTGGCAAGGAAGCCATCGAAGTGCCCATGCCCGGCCTTGAGAACATCACCATGAACACGCGGCCAACCGGAACGCTGGAGAACTGGCGCAAGTTCATCAACCTGATGGTCAGGAAGAAGCTGTGGGATCACTTGGCCATCATCCTCATGGGCGCTGGCTCACCGCTGATGCGCTTCACAGGGCTGCACGGACTTACCATCCACTGCGCGTCAACCGAGTCCGGTACTGGCAAGTCGCTGGCGCTGGACGGTGCAGCATCCATCTGGGGTCACCCCATCCACTACCGCACTGGTGCTGGCACATCCCCTGTTGCAATGCAGCAAAGGCTTGGTCTACTGCACAGCAACCCACTCATAACGGACGAGATCACCAGCAAGAACCGCAATGATTTTGAATGGTTCCCTGCGTTCCTGTTCAGTATGAGCGAGGGTCGCGGCAAAGAGCGCATGGAGTCCGGGGCCAACAAAGAACGCCTGAACCTGTCCACATGGGCGGCAACGGCGATTATGTCGTCCAACACCCACGTTGTTGACTATTTGACCGGAAGCCGCAAGCACTCGTCTGAGGGTGAACTGCGCCGCCTGATTGAGTACGTCATGGACGACAAGCTGGAGTGGGAGGCCGATGAGATTGAGATCATCAAGTCCCTGCAACACAACTTTGCCGTGGCTGGAGATGCGCTGGTGACGTACATGGTCAACAACCTTGACTTGCTCAAGAAGCTGGTGCCTGAGACCGTGCGCCGCATGTACGCTGAGTACAAGGCTCCCAACGACGAGCGCTTCTGGATGGCTGGCATCGGCTGCGCCATCGCCGCCGGTATCCTGATGAACAATGAGCACGCTGGCATTGCCGAGTTTCCGCTGACGGAGATAATCCAGAGCTACCGCAAACGGCTGGAGATTCAGCGCGGTAGTATCAAGGGCGGTCACCGCAGCGCAGAGGATGTGCTCAACGCGTTTGTGCAGGAGTACCAAGGCAAGTTTGTAGTGGTCAAGTATGGCGAGAAGGCTGGCCCTCTGGCACATCTGGGTGACGGCTCACTGGTGGACAGGAACACGACACGAGCCGAAGTCATGGGGCGCGTGGAGCATGGTGTCACGTCAGGGCATGTGGACTTCTTCATTGAGGAGCGCCTGCTCAAAACGTTCTGCTCGAACATGAGCTTTGGCTATGCCAACCTGATACGGCAGTTGACTGATTTATTCACGGTGTCCTATGTTCAGAAAAAGGACATGATGTCCAAGACCAGTGCGCCGCCGATGAGGGTGTCGGCCATACACATCAGCCGAAAGATCACGGACACAGATGAAGCAATTATCAATCCGATACCCTTGGAAGGGTCTTGAGAAGGGGCAGGGGTTTTTTATCCCCTGCCTCGACACGGCTGCGATTAAACGTGAAGGCTTGAACAAGGCGCTATCTCTGCGCCTGTTCAACGCCAAAGCCCTGCCCTGTATTATTGAAGGGCGGGTTGGGGTGTGGTTTTACCTACCGTAGAAGCCGCCGCTTTCATCTGTTCAGCAAACGCTGTGCGTTGTGCCTTGAGCTTGTCGATCTCTTGCATCTTCTGTTCTGGTGTCAGATCAGTACGCAGCTTTGTGGCATTGATGGCGTTCATGAACTGCGTCATGTTTGCTGTGAACTTAGATGAGATACCCGATTTTGCGTACTCGTCCGCGTTCTTGTTCAAGTACGCTTCTGCTTCGGCGCGTTTGCCTTTCTTGAGCAAGTCGTCGTAGGTTGCTTTGACCTGACTGGCTTCGGTCATTGCTTGATATGCGTCCTCGACAATAGCGCCAGCATCCTTGGGCTGGAACGTGCTGCCAATCAAA